GATCTGGGACAAGGAAGATGAACAACGAGCAAATAAAGCAGAGATCCTGGAGACGGGATTATTTGGAGAGGAAGGCTGGTCTGTCTCAGTATCAAATCCTGTTGTTGAAAGAAGGTCCGAGGAGTCTAACGCAAGCGTGGGCACTGGGAGCGATGAGAAAGGACTGGGAACTACATTTCCAGATCCGTGGGACGGAGACTGGAACGATGCAGTCTGGACCTGGCAACGAATAAATAAGGAGAGATCGTTATGAGTATGTGGCAAAGGATAAAGAATATTCGAATCCCTGGATCTATCGTGGCAGCGTCTTTGACGGGAGCGATATTGGGGACTACTATGGTTTTGTTTACTGTATTACCTGTAGCACCACCAACCGTTCGTACATCGGAAGAAAATACTTCTGGCAAAAACGAAAGCCTCCAAGTGTGGATAAAACTACAAAGCGGAGAAGAGTTACTAGTGAAAGTAACTGGAAACTCTACTATGGAAGTTCTGATGAACTTAAGGCGGATCTTAAACTCTATGGACGGGACGCTTTTAGTAGAGAAATCCTTTCTCTCCACACCACCCCAGGAAGAGTAAACTACGAAGAGACACGCCAGTTGTTTCTTCATGATGTCCTGACCGAACGCTTGACGGATGGCACCCCTGCCTACTATAATAGCAATATCCTCGGTCGCTACTACCGTAAGGACTACTTTGAGCTACCCACGCCCAAGGCAGAGGTAGATGCCGAATTCAATCAAATTTAATGCTTAAAAAATTACTTCCTATCGCTTTGGCGACTTCTATTCCTGCTGCTTGTGCCTATCCAAGCATCAGCGAGATTAAGAATCCTCCTGCAGTTGATGTAGCGGTCAACGTAGAGAAGGCAGTCCCCATTGAGGTAGTGGAAAAAGAATGGAAGTGTCCTGGATGTAATTTTAATGAAAAATATGTCCTCGAAAAACTCCAAGAAAAAACCAGAATCTCAGATCGCAATGCTCTTGCTACGATCATGGGAAACATTAAGTCTGAAAGCAACTTCCATCCCAACATTTGCGAAGGAGGGGCTAGAGTTCCTTACAACGCTTGCCATAGTGGGGGTTATGGTCTTATTCAATGGACCTCAGTAGGACGCTACCGAAACCTTGGTAAGTTTGCTACTAAATATGGTTATGATCCCTCATCGCTTGAGGGTCAGACGGCATATATGATCAACGAAAGTGTCTTCCAACGCTACCTTCCTGAATTTGAAGGTCCTGGCAAGACAGTTGATCAATACATGGTTGCTGCTTACTACTGGTTGGGTTGGGGTATCAAAGGATATCGCCAACAATATGCATACGATTATACTAAAAAGATGATTTGGGCATGATTATTAGAGCACTGAAAAAATTGATCAAACCATTCACTGGTGTTCCTGCTCCAGACTATCTGGAGGATGACGAATGGTTTGGTCCTGCTACTCTGAGTGAGAAACAACTCTCACTCAAGGAAGCTCGTGCTCAAGCAGAAGCAGATCTTCAGATCTTATCTCACGAAGACGAACATCATGGTCCTGTGGAGGTTGACAACATCCACGAAGTCATGTATAATATCGCTACTGGCGGAGGTAAGACCACTACACAACTTGACCCTATGCCCGAGTTAGGTGGTGGATCTGAAAACTTCCACGAAGGTCCTTTTGGTCCTGGTGGGTGGATGTCAGGCACAGGTGTTCGTCAGTTTTACTGACGTTCTTTTTGACTCAGTAGCACAGTGGATAGTGCAACTGCCTTCTAAGCAGTTGGTCGTTGGTTCGAGTCCAACCTGAGTCGCCAGTCGGCATGGCGGAATTGGTAGACGCGCTGGGTTTAGGTTCCAGTGTCCTTGCGACGTGGAGGTTCAAGTCCTCTTGCCGACATTCCAACTTACTAATTGGATCATGTCTTTAATTTCTAAACAAGACCGTGCTATGGCGGTTGAGGCGCTTGAGTTTTATATCATGCATCTCAAGAAGGATGATTGTACGCAAGCATCCATCACCGCCTTTCAAACACTTCTCAATTGGATTGAGTTGGAACAATATAAAAAGGGCGATTAGCGCAGCGGTAGCGCAGCTGCTTTACACGCAGTTGGTCGTTGGTTCGAATCCGACATTGCCCACTTAACTTCATGAGGTTAAATGCTACAAAATGATTTCTGTAAGATGCCGTTCGTGCGGCAGAGAGGTAGAGGGTCACCCTACCAAAACACGTACCTGTGGTTGTCCTAATATGGCAACCATTACAGGTGAAAGAATTACAGCAGTAGACCTTTCGCAGGTGGTTCTGCTGAATTCTAACAACATTATAAAGAAAGGTCCAATATTGTCAGATGCTGACCTAAAATACCAAGAGGAACGACGCAAACGCAAAGTTCGCAAACTTGAATTTGAGGAACGCTAATGATTTCACTTGACGCCCGCTATCACTCTTACCTACACACAGATAAATGCTTTGTAATTGATGGTCAGTGTGAGCGGGTGATTGGTTATGGTTGGACTGATGATGACGGTGCCTATATTGATGGGTATTATGTCTTGACAAACAACCATAAGTTGTTTTATAATCTGGAGGAACAGTTCCTTCGCAAAGAAGAATGGAGAGGTGGTCGAGTGGTTGATGGCTCTGGTCTTGAAAACCAGCGAGGGTAACACCTCCGTGGGTTCGAATCCCACCCTCTCCGCCACGGAATGTAGCTCAGTTTGGTAGAGCACTCGCTTTGGGAGCGAGATGTCGCAGGTTCGAATCCTGTCATTCCGATTGTGAAATATATATTATTTTCCATCACAACTATGGCATTTACCATCTACTCAAAACCAGGATGTCCCTACTGTGAAAAGTTTGTGGCAATTGTAGAACATGAAGAATTACAGCATGTAGTATATGAATTAGGTAGAGACTTTACAGGGGAAGAATTCTACGCAGAGTTTGGTAAAGGTGCCACATTCCCTCAAATTGTTCTTGGCGATCTTCATTTAGGTGGTTGTCAAGATTCTATCCGTTATATGCAAGAAAAAGAAATTTGTTGTGTGCCATGACTGAAGTAACTGAACTTGAGTTCGAGAAGAACTTTGATGACTACATGGAACGAATCGAAAATCAAAAAGAGGAGTTCCTAATTAGACGTGCTGATGGTACTGCTGTTGTAGCAGTCCCAGCAGGTGAAGAATATAATTATCTTTGGGATCACGATGACGCTTCGTGAAAAATATATTAGACTAATCAGGAGAATTCCAGAGAGGCAATACTGGCCAATCTTTATTATTCTGTCTCTCTACTTCGTCGTTCCGATGAGTGAGATTACAGTAACACTTGGAGCAATTTTATACTTCAAGTTTGAGAAAAGAATTCGCCCAGTTATTGAAAGACTAACCAGCAGATTGCCTGACTGGTTGCGTTATGGTGGTAGTGTTATCTTCTTCCTTGTGATGATTGACGACACTTTGTTTTACTTTGGTTTGATGGCTCTTGCCTTCTGGAGCTCCAAGCAAGTTCAGAAGTCCAATTCTGAAACTGGTACAGACCCTTCACATTCTGAAGATACTGTGTTAGAATTACAAGGTAATCAGGAGACACATGAAACCGACCGTAATTCTTGAACGTGCCCCTTACCGCTATGTCCAATGCGGTTTGTTAGAGATCAACGGTAAACCTGATTACCGTATTCAAAAGTTCAATGAGTGGACCAAGCGTTATACAGACATGTATTTCCTTGACAATCAAATGCAACTGGATACCTGCCTTGAGGATCCAGAATATACTAAGTGGTTAGATCCCGACCCTGAAGTGGGTGCTTATCGTAAATTTGACTGAGGTATTATGAGCATTAAATCCCATTTAGAAACTGCTGAAGATGCAGTTCGTCAAGCGTTGATCAATGCCCTTGCTGAAGGCGAAGATCATTATCTTACCGATCTCTTCAATTTGATGAACGATGTTCGTAAGATAAACAAGAAAGTGAGTAACACTATCCGCTATACTGACAACACTACTCAGTGGGCAAAAGACTGGAGTGAATACAACTTCAACCTTTCTTCGGACTATCTAAATAACCCAGATATAATTAAGTTTCCCGCTTCTTCTGAAGATTAATCCCTGTCTCGGGATGACATTAAAAGCGCCCTGGTCGGGATGGTCTTTTGACCCCTGGGTTTCTTACTTCCTAAAAGTAAGTGGTGCGGATGGGAATACTCCCGCCTGGTTTCTTGCTTCCAGTTAAAGAGCAAGTGGTGGATCCAAATGACCCCTTCCGTGTGGTTGATTTCTCATTTCTCAACTGAATAAAAAATGAGTGGCGTGCATGTGTCCTGGGGATTGACCTCCCCATTTCCTGCGGGTGT